CACCCCGAGAAAGGGAGTCATGACTCGATACGGCAAGAAGATGGTCCGTTCGGACTTCTACGGCACTGTTACCTGTCTCGACCTCAACATCATCTGATGCAGGTCATGCCACTGACTTAAGTCAGTGGCATTAAATCAGCGGCGCCCCCTAAAAAGGGCGCCGCTTTTTTGTGTGACGAAGATATATAGAAACAAGCCAAATCAAAGATGATCATACAGTTCTGTCTGAGATAGGCTCATCTAACAAACATATTCAAGGAGATCAAATGCCAAAGCTTACTTATGATTCTACGAGAGGCCTCATACAGGAGGTAGGATCAGGTGTTTCATTCAGCGCAGACGTGATCACATTCAGCACGCTGCCTTCATCTGCAGTGCAAGCAGTCACATCGGCTGCAGCAGTCACATCGGGCGGTGTCTATACGATGTCGTCATCGGCAGCGCTGACACTTACCGTTCCTCCTCCAAGTGCACTCCCTGGTGCGACTCTGATCTTTAGATCATTGTCGGCTCATGCACACAAGATTACAGGCTCGGTTGATGCAGGACCTAATATCTTTGCAGGTCATCCAGGAGCAACTCCTGCAAACTCAGGTCAGAGAATCACTTTCCCTACAACTGTAGGAACTTCTGTCTCATTGATTTCTGATGGTCTTAGCTACTGCGTCTCAGCAACATCAGGAACGCTGACAATCACTGATCCCTAGTATCGTCTGATCTTTAGCAGGGGGCAAGTATGCATTCGCATCTTGCCCCCTGTCTTTTTGCAGATATGTGATATTTAGCTTAAACGACTGGAGAAAAAATGGCAGTTAGACCGCTTACATTAGAAGAGTTGGCACATATCAAACGAGGCAATGAGAAAGAAGAGAGAAGGAAGCGTGAAGCTGCTGAAAGAGAGCATGCACACCATGCTACTGAGCAAGTAAAGAAAGTTGCTGTTGCTGTTATAGATCAGCTGATTCCTGATGTCTCAATAGACGTCGCGGTAGATGCATCTGTGTCAATAAGCGATATTGCAGACACAGCCAGAGGATTTAAGCGCAGAAAGCAGTAAATGCTTGATGAAACTAAAGCAATGTAACAGAAGACGACCAGTTTGATTCTGTTACATTCCTTTAGTTTTTCCATAGGTTACTATGGTTTTTTGAAGATCGTTCAACAGGAGCAATCTGGTGGATAAAGAAGTTTATTATAGATCACATTCAGCTGCCTGGATTACGCCTGAGGGAAAATTTATTCCACTCGATGAAGACTCAATACATGAAGATTACACGTCAAAGTTTGGAATCCAGAGATTTATTGGTCTTTATGACTCTGGAAAAGCATCAAGAATCGCAATCAATATGGGCTATGGAAAAGTTTCTAGTCTATTTTCAATCTCGATAGATAAAATACGCGGAAACGACCCAAGACTCGAGACGATGGCACAGTTTGTCGCTCAAGGAATTATAGAATTCCGGAATAGCAAGTTATTGCCTTCTTGGATGCAAGAAAAATACGAACGCATGTCACTTTTATCATTGCCAATTACCATCATGTTTAGTAATGGCACGTTTGAAGAAATGGTTACAGGTGATTTCATCTTCAGCTATGGGTCTAAAGAAACACAAGATCTTCTAAAAGCTGCCTTTAAGATGAATGAAAACTTAATTCGTCAGCTAATTCAAGAGACTATCAAACGCATGGGTGATGAATGGATAGTCTATCCGAAGAAGGGTGGAAAACGACTCGGTACTCACAAGTCAAAAGCGTCAGCATTGCGTCAATTACGTGCTATTGAGATCTCTAAATCAAAGCGCTGATTATAGAATGTGATAGTTATTGTAAGGTGGTGAGATGTCTACCTTTGTAACTACGCTAAATCCTACACCTTTTGGAATCTACGACGCAGACACGTCATTTCAGACTGATGCTGATAAGATGGTTGTATTTGTCAAACGCAAATTAGGTGATGACATCTTGAGCGTAGAATTGACAAAAAAGCAGATATGGGCAAATCTTGAAGAAGCATGCTTCGAATATAGTAACATATTAAACCAATATCAGGCAAAGTCAACGCTTCTTAACTACCTTGGTTATTCAACAGGATCGCAGGCAGGTTTAGAAGCAGCATTTCCAAGAGATAATCTTGAGTATCTTGCAAGATTTGCTGATCCTTACGCGTCTGAGGCAGGTATCGGCGGATCATACAATATGCCATCAGGATCAATCGAGTTAATACCGGGTCAGCAAGATTATGACTTGTACACGGAATTAAAAGATTCAACTGGCACTGCTCTTTACGCATCAACAGCCAATGCAACTCCTAAATCAAAGATGAGAATTGTAGAAGTATTTCACTTCAATCCACAAGCAGCCTATCGATTCTTTGATACAACATCAGCTGTCAATTATCTAAATAATGAATTCAGCTTTGAGTCTTTCACACCAGAAACGATCTTCTATGTTTTACCTGTATTTGAAGACATCTTAAGAGCAGGTCAGTTAGATCTCTCTAATAGAGTTAGGCGATCAAATTACTCATACAAGGTTGTTGGAACAAAAATAAGAATCTTTCCTGTTCCGACACTTACAGCGACTGCAACTAAGCATCTCTTTGTTAGAGTCAAATTCTGGCAAAATCCAGTAAACCCAAGCTTCCAAGATCAGACAATTTACGGTGTAAACAATCTGTCAAATGTCCCATTTGGAAATCTGACTTATGCAAGAATCAACAGCATGGGCTTGCAATGGATAAGGCAATACACACTTGCGCTGTCAATGGAACAGCTAGGAATGATTAGAAGCAAATTCGCGTCTGTTCCTATTCCAGGAGGAACAGTGACGTTGAATGGCGGCGATCTTCAATCAAAAGGTCGCGAAGATAAAAAAGAGCTGGTTACAAAACTCAAAGAAATGCTCGAGACACTTACATACGACAAACTTATTGAAGGTGCTGCGACTAGAGCAGAAAATCTTACAAAGCAACTATCAAAAATTCCAATGCCTAACGGTAAAGCAATCTTTACAGGATGAGACACTAAATGGCTAGACTGTTTATTACAGAGCGAGAGATCAATTTCATCAATGACCTTGGCAAGGAACTTGTCAAAGATGTTGCTGGGCAAAAGATATATTACTTCTCTGTTAATAACATTAAATCAAACGTGCATGATGTGTACGAAGAGTCTTCTGACAAGATATTCGAGAATCCTATTGAGATTGATTCATTCGTCAAATATTCACCTCAAGACGTTAGGACAAATCGATTTGGATCAGAAGAATACTACACAATTGAATGTTATGTCCAGTCGCGCGATCTACTTGATAAAGGTATTGATGTTCATGAAGGTGATTTCTTTAGTTACGGCGATACATTCTTTGAAGTCATTAAATCACCCAGAACAGATGTCATCTTTGGCCAGATTGAGCATAAAGCATACATCACAATTACAGGCAAGCAATCAAGAAAAGGACAGTTTGTCGCGAAGGTCTTTGGCCCAACATCAGAAGGATACTCAGACCCAGATGCTGTTCAGACAACGTTTGTCCAGCAACGCGGTTATTCTGAGAATCGATTGGGCGTGACAGGTGACGTAAGACAATTACAGAAGAACGGTGTGCTTGATGCACCTCTTACAGGACCTGCTGAAGTTTCTCCCGCAGGTGATCCTGACGGTGTTGGATCTTCTTTCTATGATGAGAGTTAAAGATGCCTATCAAAGAAATTCTCAAAAAAGGCTACGAAGGGTTTAATGTACCTGATGATTTCAAGATACCGCCATGTGGTATTGAAGATGTTGATCGTGCTGTATTTGAACTTTTTGACAAGCGTCTTGCGTTTGAAGTCAAAGTCAATGAGCAGACAACAAAAGTTCCTGTTGTTTTCGCTGCAGGTGAAAGATTTGCACTAACTAAAAGGCTGAAGCCGATTAGAGACAAAAACAATGCATTGGTCTTGCCGCTTATTGCATTAAAAAGAACAAGTATCGGTCACAAGAATGAAGCAGAAGTAGGTGGGACAGCAATAGCATTTAGACAATCTGCAGACTATGTAATCAAAAAAAGACTGTCAGAAACTGACAGAAATTACCAGAACATCATAAACAAGCTTTCAATCAAGAATCAAGATAATGTCAGTGCAAGATCTCACTTTATTGAACGTGAATCATCACCTGGAAAGTTTTCATTTCCAGATACTCTTGCATCAAGGCGTAATGGGCCGGCAATTGCATACGGATCTGGAAAGCTAGCAACACCTCTCAATAACGCAGATCTAGGTCAGAATATCTTTGAGATCATCACAATTCCATACCCACAATTTATTGGAATGACATACAATGTTGTTTTCTGGACGCAATACATGATTCAGATGAATCAGCTACTTGAAACAATGATGATGAAGTTTGACGGGCAAGGCCATGAATTCCAGATCTCAACAAGCAAGGGCTATAAATTCACTGCATTTGTTCAAGGTCCCTTCAGCAATAATGACAACTTTGACAATTACACAGATGAAGAGCGCATCATCAAATACAGCTTTGACATCAAAGTTCCAGCATATATTCTTGCTCCAGAACACCCAGGCCTGAGTTCACCATTCAGGACATTTCAATCTGCGCCTGAGATTAACTTTGGGATTTATGATTCAAGAACACAAATCGCAGAAGAGCCACCTGTTCCAGGTTCTGATGCGCATCTCAACAAATTTATTTTATCTGATATTAATCATCTTGATGAAGATGGAAATCCGCATCTAGAACGCGGTGAAGATCTTGTCAAGGCAGTTGTTACTACAAATAAGAAGAAAGAATACCAGAGAATCATATATACAGATATCAAATCCGGCGAACAGGTCATCCCAGCACGCAAGGTGACTTTTGCGGAAGACGAGAAGATTTAACAGAGTTTCTTCGCAGTGATGGGATATTTATAATCAAAGTGTGATTGGAGAAACAATGGCAGAAACAACTTATCGATCTCCTGGATTTTTTGACAGAGAGATAGATCTATCTTCTCCGGCATCTGTGACTGTGACCGCGACACCCGCAGGTGTTGTAGGACCTAGTCCAGTTGGACCAGCATTCGTACCCGTGACGGTCAGTTCTCTTGCAGAGTTCAAAGAGAAATTCATCGGTACTTCTAATGATCGTTATGACACGTACTACGCAGCACAAGAATTTCTTAGAAGCGGCCAGGCCCTGACATTCGTCAGAACACTTGGAGTTGGTGCAAATAGCTCTGTAGGTGATATCACTACAACGCTCTCACAGGGAACAGCAAAAGGTGCAGGCTTCGTCATTACAGGATCAGTAAATCAAAATCTGAAGTCGCAAGGCGCTGTCCAGTTCCTTGTTGCAAATCACGTTGTTAATAAGACAGCAAATGTATCATATCCTGTATTCATCGATAATCAGAGTTTCTCGACGTCTACATCAGGTGGTGATGCAAAGATGGTCAGAGCAGTCTTGCTCTTTCCAACTGGATCCCGCGCACAGATCCTAAGCTACAATGAGAACTACTCACCTGCAAATGTTGTAGATGACGCAGCAACAATTCAGAGCACATCTACAGCAGCTAATTACAACACATTCAAGCTTGTCATCTCATCTTCATCACCTGGATTTGGAACAGCTGATGGTTATACAGGCATCAAGATCTTTACTGCATCTCTTGATCCTGCAAGCTCTGCTTATGTTGGCAAGATTCTGAATACAGAGCCTGCTTTATTCCAGACGCAACAACACTTGCTCTATTTTGATCTCGCGGTTGAGAATGAACTTGCATATGTTTCTTCTGCAACTGATAGCGTTGGCCTACTATCAGGTTCAACTAAGACATCAGCAAATTCTGCACTCGCATCACAGACATTCATAGATGCATTTGGAAGATTTGATACTCGTTATAAGGCAGCAAGAACCACAAACTTCATCTCACAGCCATTCGGCGGTCAAGAGTACGATCTATTCTACTTTGAGACCATGGGTGACGGTGCTGCAACAAACCAACTTTACAAGGTTTCGATTGCAAATCTTAGGCGTTCAACAGATCCCCAGAATCCTTATGGAACTTTTACTGTACAAGTAAGAGACTTCTATGATGATGATAAGAATCCTAACGTACTTGAGCAATACCCGAATTGCACACTTAACCCAGACGATGCAAATTTCGTCGGTAAGTTAATTGGTGACAAGAAAGTCTTCTACAACTTTGATGCAGCTAACTCTTTGGATAGAAACTTTGTCTCATCTGGGCAATATCCAAATGTGTCAACACGTGTAAGAATTGTGCTTGATGCTGACATTGTAAACAACAATATCCCAAAGACAGCGCTTCCATTTGGTTTTAGAGGTATGCCGACTCAGAAGTACACGTCATCGCTTAAAGACTCTGATAACGGATCAGATCGGGCTGATGGTCCCATCTTAAGCAATCGCCTGATAGGAACGCTCGCAGGTTCTGCACAGTCATTGACTTCTTCAATCGCACCTCCTGTTCCACTTCGTTACAAGGTGACACAAGGTGCAGTGAATTCTTCACCTGCATTCACAGGGTCTGCAGGAACACAGGAATTTGCTGATGCAAATCTCTATTGGGGCGTTAAATACGATCTATTCCCGTCAACTACAAGCTTCTTGGGAGCATCAGCAGTCTATCAGCCTAACTCGCCTGGTGCAATTAATCCACTAATCACATCGCTGGCAAAATTTGCAGGAATAGAGAAACTCGATGTTGTTACGACAGGATCAACATCAGACAAGATGAATAATAACAAGTTCACACTTGCAAGAGTCGCGCTCTATAACTCCAAGGGTAATGGTACGGCGCTCGCTGCAGCAGTCAACAATCTGACAGGAACGCTTGACCAACACATGGTAAATGCAATCTACGTCAGAAATAGAGAACCCGATGTGAATGATGGCACGATCTCTGATGGCAATGAGCCCGGTTCAGTTGGAACAATCTCAGGAAGGTTGACTTTTGGTACGATGGCATTAATTACATCGTCTTCAATATTCAATAGATTCTCACCTTTTATGAAGTTCACCAACATGTTCTATGGAGGCTTCGACGGACTTAACATCCTCGATTCAGACATGGCCAATATGAATGATAAGTCAACTTCATCTGAACCTGGTGGTAAGGCAGCGACAGGTCTGAACATTGGACTTAACACAACGGCAAATATCTTCTCTGCAGGAACATCTAATTCATTGATCAATTCGTATCGCGCCGGCGCAGATATCATCACAAATCCCGGCGTTTCTAATGTCAACATTGTCACGATTCCAGGCATTAGAGATAAGTTGATCACTGATTACACATCGACAGCAACAAAGAACTATGCACGAGCCATCTACTTGATGGATATTCCGACATACACAGATTCTGGAACAAGAATCTTCGATAAGACAACGATACCTGATGTGACATACACAATTAGGCAGTTCTCAGGTCGTGGAATCAATAACAACTATGTTGCAACATACTTCCCAGATGCATCGATTATTGATGAATCATCAGCAGCTGTCGTTGGTAAGCGCATGAGAGTTCCTTCATCTGTTATTGCCTTAGGTGCACTTGCACAGAATGACTCAAAGACATATCCGTGGTATGCACCTGCAGGATTTAATCGAGCAGCATTATCAAATGTTGTAAATCTTGCTGTTAGGCTCTCAAGCACTGATAGAGACAATCTCTATGATGCTCGAATCAATCCTATCACGTCATTTCCTGGACTTGGATTTGTAATCTTCGGTCAGAAGACATTGCAGATTGCGCGCTCAGCACTTGATCGTGTTAATGTTAGAAGATTGATGTTGGAACTTGCAAGAATTGTTACCAATATAGGTCTACAGTTCGTGTTTGAACCCAATACATCTGCTACTAGAGCAAGATTCGTGAGTCAATTGACACCACAATTTGCAACAATCCAGTCACAAAGCGGTGTTGATAGTTTCCAAATAGTAATGGATGATTCCAACAATACACAACAAGATATCGAGGCAAATAAGCTTAACGGCAGGATCATCATAGTTCCTACAAAAGCAGTTGAGTTTATTGCAATCGATTTCATTATTACAAACTCCGGCGTCGAGTTTGTCTGATACTTAGATCTAAGAGGTTGATCGAATGGCAACACTAACTTATCCTGGCGTCTCTATCACAGAGATTGACAGATCGACAGCGTCAACTCGTTCCAATACGGGTGTCCCTGCAGGTATAATTGGTACTGCTGATAGTGGACCTGCATATGTTCCACTAACATTTAGCACTTACCAGAATATGACTAATGTTTTCGGCCTTAGCGGTGGAAGATTTGGTCCTGTTGCAGTCAATTTGTGGCTATCAAATGGCGCAAATGCAAATGCAACATATCTCCGCGTGCTTGGTGCAGGTGATGGAACAAAACGATCAACATCCACAGGTGCTGTAAATCGTGCAGGTTTTGTTGTCGGTGAGCAGCAAGTAGGTGCATCAGGTATCGTTGGTGCAAATCCTTACGCAAACTCAAATGGTATTCTTGGAATGACATATTTCCTGGGATGCTATATGTCTGAGTCAGCAGGATCAACATACTTCTCATCTGCAGGCATCCAAGATTCACCAAAAGCAATGCCAATTATCAGAGGAATCCTGATGACGCCCTCCGGTGTCTCACTTTCTCTGTCTGGAAATTACACAACAGCAGCACTTAATCAGCCTTCTGGAATTGCAACGGCAAATTCAGGAATCTCTGGCTCATATGATTTTACGACTAGCACATTCGTCATGTTGCTTAATGGGCACGTCAATAATCCTTCTGAGCAAGCACTTAACATCATCACTGCGTCGTTTAATCCGGCATCGCCGTCGTATCTGCCAAATGTGCTCAATACGAATCCGTTTGATTACCAGAAGAAAGGTCATTACCTCTACACATGGTACGATGTCTCAGAGCAAGTTGCGGCTGTAACAGGAACAAATATCCTCGCAGCGCCATATACACAGGGCGATACTAACAAGCAAGATGTTGTATTTATTACATCATCTTCGCTTGGCAGAAATACATCAAATGCATCTACGCCAAACTTCGAGCAATTCAGCGAAAGATACACACATCCTAAGTCACCGTTTGTTATCTCACAAAACTACGGCGGACCAAAATACGATCTGTTCAGGATACATGCGCTTGCTGATGGTGTGTCATTAGGCGATGATTATCAACTTAATGCATTGAAGAATTACAAGATCACTATCGGAAATATTATTCCGGGTGCCAATGCTAATTCATATTCGCAGTTTGATCTTGAAGTTCGTCCATTTGATCTTGCAGATGGTGCTGCTAATCCTCTTCCCGGATCATACTTTGCAGGACTTACGCTTGATCCTAACTCTGACAATTATATTGCTTCGAGAATCGGTGACCAGAATATCTACTTCGACTTCGACCGTGCAAATGGTAGTCAGAAGATTGCTATCGTAGGAGATTACCCGGTAACAAACAACTACATCAGAGTCGAGCTATCAGCTGATCAAATTGCAGGAAATGTGCCTACAGACGCAGTTCCGGCAGGGTATAGGGGTTACGGTTATCTCTTCACATCAGGTAGCAGCCTTACAACATTTAGTGCAGTAGATCTTAACTTTGCAGCAAATCAGTATGAAGTCCTAAGGCGCGCAGTAATACCTCCTGTGCCAACGCGTCAGTCAATATCTGACGGTATTGCACCTTCAGCTGTTCTTAACACAGACTACACATGGGGATCAAAGTTCGAGAGTATCACTAGCCTCAATGAACAAAATGCAGAGACAACTTTCAACAAGTCAGTGCTTAATTTTGCAAAATTCTTCCCAAGCTACGATGTAACTGGAAAGAAATTCTTTATTGAAAACACTGCAGCGGCTGATACATTTGAGAACAACATATTCACAATTGAAAATATTCAAGTTGTGACAGGTGCGTTTGGTGTCTCTAATGCGATTCTCTGGGAATCTGCATCGTACATAAGAAATGGAAACATCACAGCAAATGATGCGAATAAGTCCAGAGCGCTGGCAGTCAATGATCTTAATGATCTATACAGCTCCAATAGGCAGAATGTCTACTACACATTCTTCTTGCAAGGCGGATTTGATGGCGTCAATATCTTTGACACACAGAAGGCGAACCTGACCGATCTCGCTGCGACAAGAGAAATTGATGATGCAACAAATCAAGGTGGCGTCAATGGCCCCACAGTCTCATCATTTAAGAAAGCAATAGACATCATGGGTTCATCTGCAGATGTTGATATCCAGCTGCTTGCAGTTCCTGGCATTAGAACACCTGCTATAACAAACTATGCTGTCACTGCGGTTGAGAATAGATTCGATGCTTTGTATCTCATGGATATTCAGCAGAAAGATATGCTTAACACATATGTCACATCAAGCAATCAAATCGTATCGATATCGAATACTGTGACAGACTTTAGATCACGCGGATTAAATACGTCTTTTGCCGCAGCATACTTCCCTGATGTTTCGATATCATCACCAGACGGGACAGGAACAATCACAATTCCGCCCTCAGCTGTTGTCCTTGCTGCTTATGCAAAGAATGACACATATGCACCCTGGTATGCTCCTGCAGGTACAACTCGTGGTGGTGTTCCGGCACTGACTGCAGGTTTCACTGCACTTGATGTTCCACTGAATGAATCATCGCCACAGCTTGGTACAATCTACGGCGCTGATATTAACCCAATCGTCAAGTTGAGCAGCGGTACACAGACAGTTGTATGGGGTCAGAAGACACTGCTTAAGAATGCATCGTCACTCGACAGAGTGAATGTTAGACGCCTGTTAATAGACCTCAGGCGTAAGGTTCGTTCAGTTGCTAACTCGCTTCTATTCGAGCCGAATACACAAGCAACATTGACGAGATTCAATAATCTTGTCAATCCTATTCTTCAAGATGCACAAACAAGGTTTGGCGTTTCTCGTTATAAGGTCATAATTGATACGTCAACTACGACTCAGGCAGACATCGACAATAATACGATAAGAGGAAAGATATTTCTGCAACCCGTCAGAGTCGCAGAATTTATCTCACTTGATTTCGTGATTAACGCATCATCAGCAACGTAATAGTTAGCTATAGAACAGCTACGGAGTAAACAAAATGGCCGAGACTCTATCAGTTACAGATATGCTTCCGAACAAATTCGAACCGAAGCGCAAGCACCGTTGGGTCTTTGCTATCGAAGGTATTGATGCATTTCTAGTAAAGAAAGCGGGACGCCCAGGTTTTACAATGGGTTCCAAAGAAATTCCTTGGATGAACACACAACGTTATATCTCAAGCAAACTTAAGTTTGATACGATGTCTGTTGATCTACATGATCCGATCGCACCGTCAGGTGCGCAACAGGTTATGGAATGGATCAGGACACACCATGAATCGGTGTCTGGACGTAGCGGTTATGCCGACTTCTATAAGAGAGATGTCCAGCTTAAGATGCTTGACCCGATAGGCACAGTTGTTGAGCTTTGGGACATCAAAGGCGCGCTTCTTGAATCAGCAAAGTTTGGTGATGTTGATTACGGAAGTGATGATGTTATGTCTATTTCGCTTTCATTGAAATTTGACAATTGTGTATTGCAGTTCTGATTGTTAAAAAACTGAAATTAACAGAACATATAGCTCCTCTACGCTGTAAAATGCATAGAGGAGCTTTTTATTATGCCAAGAAAGAGTGACAATATCGGACAGCATCCAGAAGGTTTTGACCAGATTCAACGATCAAATCCGGTTCAAGATGATTTTGGTTGGTCTGTTCCTGTTGAGAGTATTCCATTGCCATCAAATGGCAAGATCTACCCACAGAATAGCCCTTTACACAATAAAGAAACTGTCCAAATCAAGGCAATGACTGCACAAGAAGAAGACATTCTAATGTCTCGTGCATTGATCAAAGACGGCACTGTTCTTACATACCTAATGAACAGTTGCTTAATTGACAAGACAATTAGCCCAAGAGACATGCTTAATGGCGATCGTCTCTCAGTGCTTGTAGCAATCAGAATTACTGGATACGGCCCGGGTTATAAAGTTGACTGCACTTGCGCTTCATGTGGCACATCACAGTCAACTGAATTTGATTTGTCAAATCTGGAGATCAAGCGACTTGAAATTTCTCCTGTATCTCCTGGAATAAATCAATTTGACTACATTTTGCCTGTTTCAAAGAAGCGCATTGGGTTCAAATTTTTGACGGGTAGAGATGAAGAAGAACGCGAGACAATTATGGAGCGGCGTCGTAAGAGTATGCCCGACATACTTGTTGACAATGTTGTTACATCAAAAATGGAATTCTCAATACTTTCAATTGACGGAATTTCTGATAGAAACAAGGTTAATGCATTCATAAAATCGATGCCTGCACATGACTCAAGGATGCTTAGAAAGTACATCGCAGATAATGAGCCGGGCATCGACATGTCAGACAATCTGACTTGTGTCAAGTGCTCTGCAGTCACTCGGGTGTCTCTTCCCATCGGATCAACGTTTTTTTGGCCTTGATCAAAGCTATCGAGTCCAGTTACTTGAAGAGTTCTTCTATCTGATGAAAAATCTGAATATAAGCTATACAGAGCTTAGCAGACTTCCTATCAGGTATAGAAGGTGGTTCATCGATAGATGCATCAAGCAGAACACACCTGTGTCAAATATGACAAATATGGGTGGCATACAGATTGATGACGACACACCTATATCACAAGTTCTCGGGAAGATGAATAGTTAGCTATAAGGTTATAAGATGCCACCGACAACAGATCAAGGAAAAGCAGTAAGTGATATAGGGGCAGCAAGTTCTGCAGCTGTTCCAGCAATTCAATTGCTACAAGGTGCTCTTAATGGCATGTTTGATATGTTGCGTGATAGATCTGATGAAATTGGCAAGATTACATCGGGTCTTGGCGGTCTTGTTTTAGCAAACGAGATCTATAGTAGTGCGTTATACAATACAGCCATATCTGGTATGGAAAAAGCCGCAAGAGTTCCACGTGCAATTGCTGCTGAGATTGCAGGTGGTAATATACTTGCCGGAACAGCATTAAATGAGCAAGCAAAAATTCTTTTTGAAGATGCCACTCGTACGCAGACAGAGCTCCTTACAAAAGAAATCAGCTTTGGATTAGACGCATCTGGTCAAGAAATAAAGCGCAGTGCAACGCTCTTATACAAAAATTCAGTAGATCTAAATAAAGCGTATGCAGAATCTGTTCTAAAAGAATCATCACTCTATAGCGCAGGTATAAAAGCCCTTAATAAAGCCAATGCGTATGACATGAAAGAGTCTACAGATCTCGCAATGAGAGGTCTTGGGCTTGATGCTGCCGCAGTTCGTCAGATCTATGAGCGAGAATATGCGAATACAGGAGAGATAACAGGTAAATACATTGAGAATTTCTCTGCAACAATTATCGCAGGTGAAAAGCTTACAGGCTTAAGCAAGAAAGCGCTGACTGAAGATGTCTCAAGGATGCTTGCCGATTTTAATATGTACGGAAGGTATTCTGAATCACAGATGATTGTTTTATCGAAAACAGTTCACGATTTAGGAATTGATCTTGCAACAGCATCAGAATCTGCACAAAAGTTTATGTCGTTTGAGGGTGCAACACAAGCAGCAGCTAATGTCGCAGCACTTACCGGGGTAGTTATAGATTCACAGAAGATGTTTTATCTGTCTAATACAGATCAAGCAGCCTTTATGACTGAGCAGAGAAGAATTCTTCAAGAGATGAATTTTGACTCGTATGATCCTGTAACGAAAAATGCACTCGCTGCGGAGCTTGGATTTAAAAACACCGCCGATGCGCTCGCCGTAATGCATTCACAACTTGATGCAACAGGAAAAGTCGCAGCTGATACTATAGCAATGGCAGCCAAGGCTAAGGAGAATACAGGCGAAGCACTTGATGTACAGTTACGTCTTGGTTCTGCGATTGATACGTTAAGAGCAATGAAACCAGAAGAATTAAGACAATCTGAGATTGCAATAAAAGATCTTGCAGGTGGAACGGAACAACTTGCCATCGCTATCGAAACATTTAATAATAAACTCATGAAAACTTCGTCAGAAGTTGCACCTGTGATGGTCACAGCAGGTAAAGAAGTATCAGATGCATTTTCCAAAGGTTTATCAACTGCATCAGAAATCATAACAAAACTTCAAGATGGAACTGCAGACTTCTTTAAGTCAGGTGGTTTTATGCAGGTTGTTGATAGTGTTCATGGAATGTTAAACGGTGCTTCAAAGGCAATCAAAGAATCACCAGTATATCCACAATCTATGCCTCCCGCATGGGCGCAGATTCTTGTTGGTGTCAAACTTTTTAAAGATCAACTTAATATAGACTTTGATGCGATCATCAAAGATCTGTCTAGCAAACTTGATCAGATGGCAAATGCAGCCAAAGAAAAAGGAAAACTTAAAGCCGAACTTGAATTAGAAACAAGCGTGAGTGAGGCTGCATCGTCTACTAATTCAAGTGTCAATGTAGCAGCACCTGTAGCACCTGCTGTTTCGACGCCGACGGCGGCACCAGCGCCTGCTATGCCCGTAATAGAGGCTACTAACACACCTGTGGCATCACCACTTACAGCGACAGCAGATATTGCAGACATGAAGATAAAAGTTCATGTTGAGTTTAATGATGACAAGATGAATGACATAATAGACGCCCGCGTTCAAGAAATTATAACAGGTCATATTACTTTCAAAAACCCGGTAGACAGCAGATACAGTCCAGGAATGTACAGAATTCGTTTTGAAGAAGCGAACAAGTAATGTCACTTGAAGACGATATTAAACTTCTAGCATCAATCAAATTATTTGAAAGTCAAATGCAAGATCTCGTCGACGGAACAATCGCTCATTACGAATCAATGATGAGAGATGAATCAAAAGTAAAGACACTTCTTGAGTATGTAGGCGAGATACCTATTATAAAGAGGCCGAGTAATGAGCACAAGACAGACACTGAGGAACTACCTAAGTAGCATCGGTCGACCCGATGTCAGTGCGATCTCATATGCATCAGACATAACGACAGGTCTAAATGGGACTGCACTTGATGAAGGTGATGATCTTGGAATTGATCCAAATACAGGCAAGAAGCTTGTTGGTCTAGGCGAATCAGGTGGAATTGTTCCAGGATATGTTGGGTATATTACACAACAGGCAGGCAATGAGTTCACAATAGACTCATCAACACCTACGACAATCGCAAATTCCTCAGATAGAGGTGTAAGCCTAGAAGTGCCAGAAAGCCAAGGTGCATCAGCTGTCTTTGTCAAATCATCAGATTATCCTGCTGTTCCAAACTATTTTGATAGCTCTGGATCGCCTATCATTAATTTAGTCGATAAAGTAGGAAATAATTCGACAACATCTGGGCCGGAGCTTCTAACCAGCGTAATACAAGATCCAGCTTATTCTGATGTTACAAGCGGTCAGTCTAAAGCAGTCACATCTACCTTTAAGATGTTGAAAAAATACAATAAATTCACAGGTGGTAGTGAGGCGCAAGATCAACAATTTGTCGATGTACAAGGAACATCAACACCCACAGATTCACTAAATATTGACTCTAGAGTTGAGCTTAGTTTTCAGAGAGGTGCAGGTACATACCAGATTCCTGACGACACTTCGTCTAAAAAGAAGTCTCTTGATGACTTGAAAGACGTTGCTCATAGCATGCTTTTAAAAGCAGCAGGTTGGGATGTCACACAAACAGCAGCAAATTCTATTGATCCAAATGCGCTATTTGATAATGTTACACCGACAAACTTGGCTAGTTTTCCAATTATAGACAGGCTTCTAAATCCTGATCAAGTGCGGCCACGAGAGTCATATGGCGCGCCTACAGACGGTAATGCATCATTTCTTGCAAATCAAGGTGATGCAGTCGTTAAGATTGCATCTGATGCAAATTACACAAAATCATCACCCTCAGTCTATACACCTGAGGTGACATTTTCTGAGTCTACAGTTGATGAGAATAGTGTCGGTGTCTTGCGAGCATATCAGGCTGCGATTTCAATCATCTCAATGGCAATCATCATTGAGAAGACATTGTCTGATAAGTCAAAATATCTCTCAAGTGACATGTTAAATTTAGGACTGGGCCCATACTACATGGGCACATCTCCACAGACAAAGACGACAGCGACGCTACGCGCGCTATCAGATATTGCAATAGTCAATACAGGAAGATTTTCATATCAATCATGCGTCAGAGCAGGTTTGACTCTTTACTTTGGAATTGATGCAGGCGGAGAAATGAGCGCTGTTCCAGATGTTTCTGCAGCAATTAATGTCTCATTCTCACGTGATGTAGCGACAATTGCAACGCCTGTAGTCAATCAAACTATTCAAGAGAGAATGGCGGGATCACATGGTTTTTGGAATGCTGTTGCAAGATCTAATGTTAGAATAATCGACTTATTCCAAAAATCAATCGAAGTAGGAAATACACAGCTTGTCGCAGAGAGCATATTTAACTTGCTTAATTCTAGGGCATTGCGAATCACAAATGTATTTGCTCAAATTGGATACACGTATCTCGTAGCACATCTTGAAGTGCCAACATCAACATCGCAAGATGAAAACATTACTCAAGACGGTAAACTCAAGTCTGCATTTCAGGTTGATTCATTTGCATCACTTCCTGGAACAAGAATCATGAAGAGTCGTGATCCATCAGGTAAGAGCCTATTGACCTTAGCATGGCGTCACAGTGCAGTTCCAAGTGCGCTTCTTTTACCTCCAACACTTTTGCAAGCTTCGTTAGATATGGATTACATCTATGATGGACCAAATGCGGCAAAATTAGTCGCTGCAACAACGCTACGTGACAAGACGTACACATCACTTCGTATCAAGGGTAGAATTCCAATTGAAGTTGTAAATAATCTTGAGAATAGGCTTGATGCAGAGTATGTTCCATTCTACTTTCATGATCTTCGCACAAATGATGTAATAGGCTTGCATGCATTTCTTGACACATTATCAGATAACTACGGTATAACATACAATCAAACACAAGCTCATGGCAGAGCCGATACGATTAAGAACTACAGCAATACGAAGCGGTCTGTTGGTTTCTCATTCTGGCTTATCGCAACAGCAGAAGAAGATTTTGACGAAATGTGGGTTAAAATCAACAAGTTGGTAACGCTTGCATACCCACAATACACAAAAGGCACAATGATGTCTGCAAAAGACATTCAGATTAATGGTGCATTTGGAAGTAAACCTACAATGACGTTTGAGCAACCATTTAGTCAGGTCGTAGGCGGAACACCTGTCATTAGATTAAGAATCGGTGATGTAATCAAAAGCAACTACTCTAGATTCAATCTTTCCAGACTATTTGGCGCAGGTAGCCCTGATGTTGGGCCATCAAAAGCAGAAAAAAGCGTATCAATCCCGATCGTGGACAAAGCAGCAGCCGCGTTAGGAAAAGCCAACATCTTCAACAATTTTGCCCTCTCAGGAGTCCTGTCACTGCTTGCGTCACCTGTAGAAGCAGTTTACATAGCGTCTGCTATCGCTTCCAATTCAGCGCAAGCGAGCAAAATCCCCGGTGCGCTTAACCCTGTTGTTGACATTGGAAGCTCAATAGCTTATGATGCACTAGATGCGCTCTTGGTCAATGGATTTGTCAACCCACTTCTTCATGCATTACCAAATCCAAATGCACCTTCAAATGATTGGCTTGCAATTCCTGGTGCTGACAGTGTATTAGGAAAGATTCTTCTAAAGCCTAGATACGCACCTTACATCTTTACTTTGGGTAATGAATCTGTAAGTGTTAAAGTGACAAGGCCAACACCTATTAGCATTATTTCTAGCGAAAGCGCTACACAAGGTCAAAACAACGCAGTCAAGAATTTGACAGTCAAATTTTCAAGCATTTTTGGTGCAAATGCATTCTCACTATCTATTGACGACTCATTCATATTTCCACCAAACAACAAGTCAATCCTCACTGGTGGCGCAACTTGCAAAATTACGTCCGACGATTGTCTATTCGATCCTGATGCATATTACAGCCTTGTGCTCGCACTCGCATTTAGCGCTGCAGGTCTTCTTTCAAATATTCAAGGAACACTTGCTGGTGCAGCATCAAGCGCTGCGGCAGGCGCACTTGGAGCAGCTGGATTACCTGTTGACATATCAATCTTTAATGACTTGTATGGTAGTGCAATGAGGCAATTCACAGCACCTTCAGCAAATCCAATAACATACGCAATTGAAGGCTCAATGGGAAGAGGTCTAGCAGGCGTCATTACATCAATGCAATTTAACTGGCTGGATGCTTCTACAATGTGGGAGACAAAATGGGGTTCTCGAGCGCCAATTGCATGCAAAGTAACAATGGCATTTGATCCAATTCATGATATTTCACCTGGACTTGATTACTACGGAGCAAATCGAGCTCCTAACTACAATGTAGGTGCAATGCAGACAATTGCAGGTGATCCGCATCCAGACAACGGATCGAAATCTAAGACAACATATTCTCGGAATGGAAAATCTTTATGGAATGGAAAATCTTTCTCAGGATAGAGGAGAAACATGTCGACAAGTAGATATTTCTTTACATCAAAGACAGGTAACAGATACATCAACACAACAACTGTGACAACTGACATCTTTCGTGCAGTTGATAGCGGTCAGATACCATCGCAATTATACCAAATTGGATCTGCAGAAAGACTTGATCACATTGCATTTAAGTCTTATGGAGACGGAACTTTATGGTGGATCATAGCAGCAGCATCAGGTATTGGTTGGCCTACACAGCTAGCTGCAGGAACATATGTGAGAATTCCAAGTGATCTTAATGCGGTATACCAGATTATGAGAGGACGCTAATATGGGAATATTTAGCGACACGTCAGAAACTCAGACAAGTGCTTCGAGCACTCTTGCATTAACTGCGGCGGGCGATGCCCTTCGTAGATACATGAGGCTTGCTTCTAATAATGACATTGTCGACGCAGTCGGCGGCGGCGACTCGGACTCGATCAAGATAGCGATACAATCAGATCCAGCAGAAGTCGAATATCGCAATAGTATAAAAGATATTATACACCAACTTAATACACCTGATTCACCGACCAGTGGCAATGTGACTGCTACGGCAGGAAAAATAAAAGATGATGCAGCAGATAACATAAGTTCAGCGACGGCAAGTAGTAAAAATCCTGCAGTTATCGATATAACACCTGAAGAATTTGGCACACTTAATGATATAAGATCGGGTGCAAAAGAATCAAATGGGAATACATTATCAACATCAATAACACACTATGCTATAACAAATTCTGGAAAAGACTTTAATTTCTCTGATCGAGGCTCAGATTATGTTGCAATGTTTTGTAGCTTAATTCCGTCAGTAGAATTATCATTATGTGTGCCACACTTCAAGATCAGCTTCACACAAGTTGAAACTCAGCAGACATCTGATTATATCCCATTCTTAAAACTTGAATCTTTTCTTGGCGCAGGTCAAGAAAATGCATCTGCAATAGGTAGCGCGACACAGAAATCACTGCCATCAGCCCATAATTCATCAGAAGTAAATAGTACAAATCAAAGAATTGGTACATCAACTTCAGGTATGGAATTATTTCTTTCACCTCAAACGCTAGTCAATGCTGATATTAATACGACATCTTTGTATCAAACTACAAGAAATGTTACTGTGCTTGATCCGTTACAGCCACTAATGTCAATCGAGTCGATAGGGATTGATGTGAATGCAATTGGCAAAAATTTTATGACAACAAATATGACTGTCAATTTGACACTCATATTGCACGACAGATCACGCCTTACAGAAATTGCACCACTCATAAGCCCGTCATTACGTCCGACGATCAGAACAGAAATTGAATACGGCTGGAATCACCCAGATACTAATGAATTCACAAACAACCCATATTCAAAATTCCTTAATGCGCTAAAAGTGAAACAAATATTCAGCGTTACACAAGCAACTTTGTCAAGTAGAGATGCAACTTCACTTTCTATAAAAGTGACTCTGGTTGGATTAGGCAATTCGACAGCAAACGATTTGTCTGCATTTACAGGCGAATACATTGAATATGCGCAGGCAGAAGCAAAACTAAAACAAGTATTTAGAATAATCGAAACAAACAGCAATTCAGGCACACCAGATGCGCCTCAAACGACATCACAAATACACATAGGTGATGAGATTATTGTTAAAACGTCTGAATACGCAGCGTCGGACAGATGGATTAAATATTCTGATTATGTGGCTATTACAGATATTACCAGGGACCTCGACCCAGCAAAAATCAACGATTTGATTAACATCTACAAAAAGATTATCACTGAGACAACCAGCCAAACTAATCCAAACAAGACTGCGATTATTACATTGATTAGGAATAGAGTCATTGCAGATCTTAGCGCGGCGTCATGGGAAAGCTCAGCTTATTATAATAAAGTGATCTCCAGCCAAGACGAGCGAAATTACTTCGGAAAAAATATCATCAGTTACATCTTAGCTGATGAAGGAAGTAGCGACGCCGGCTTTTTGACGTTTGAAGACAAGTTATCGACGACAGGATCGCCGAGCGCCACGGGATTCAGCGGTCTTAGGTTTGGTAAAGCACCATCTAAAATTGTACTATTAGGTGATGTCATATATCGTTTATTTTCAATACCAATAGGCCTTGGGCGTTTTTATGACGAGATTAGAGTTACTACATTTGATTTTAATGATTATGCAGGTGCAATGGGCGGTTTAAATATTGGCTCGCTTCCCATTAGTCAGACTAGGCTTGCAGATACATTGAAAATGTCAACAAGCGCAACTTGCATGTCGATTATACAAGGTCTGCTTGAAACAGCATCAGATCCTGCATATGCGCCTTTTGGGATCAAGGCAGCTATTGCAAACAAAGCCGCTATGGAAGCAAAAATAGGTGACAATGAAGATCAAACCAATGCAGAAACACCAACAATAGAGCAAGCACAAGCTGAATTTGAGAGAACAATAACAGCTATCTATAATGCAAAAAGTGCAATTAAAAGTGTTTCTTATGAGCCAAAATTTGTCGCACCACAGATTAAGCTTGAGACTGTTGTCATGCCTATTAACGCAGTAAATGCTGATGGGACAAGTACTGTAAAACACGTCTTGTGCATCTTTATATATGACGGTGCAAATTCTGGTAAGAGCGAGACAAATCTTATTGTTTCAGCAATGAAAAAATCATCGGGTGTAGTTAAGGTAATAGATTCAACATCAAGCATCCAGAGCAATTCTGATCTTTTCAAAATCAAAAAACAGAGTGATGGCACCTACGACGTCTCAGTCAATAAAGCACAAGCAAAAAGCATTATCTCTGCAGCATATCCGACAATAAAGATCGGAGCAGAAGGATCTACTATCATTAATGCGTCATATAGCACAATGTCATCTGGAGTTGTTGAAAATGCATTGCAATACAAATCACTTGCAGAAAGTTATTCAGGTGCAAGTGGAACAGCAACATCTGCTGATGTAAATGCAAACTTCTATCTCACGCCAAGCTCTGTTTCAATAAGTATGCTAGGAATGCCGCTGTTAAATCGCGGTCAAAACTACTACATAGACTTTGGAACAGGAACGTCATTAGATAATGTTTATACTGTAACGACAGTTAAGCATTCTATTAAGGGCGGACAATTTACGACGACTGCAACGCTACTTCCAACAAATGCAGCATCTATTAGATCAATACTCACACAGATCAGATCAGATCTAGGAATTGTTGAGCAACATGCTGAAAATACAACTCCGTCTACGACGACGGTGATGGGCAGACAAGCAAGGAAAGATTTTGAGGCGATGGAGTAGAGCGGCTCAAATCACATTAAGAGGTTGCAATTATGAAGATGATATACGATTTTGATTACAAGCAGCTATTACACAGCATTCTTGATATTGTGCTTAATTTAAGCATTCTAGCGATCTGCTCGATTGCTTACTTTTTTCTAATGAGTGTGCTCATATTCAGTGCCCTCGTATTACGCGGATCTTTTTTGTAAGAAAAGAAGTCGCAAAGCATTGTAAAACGCTATACGTCAACGATATAATGTTTTGTGTTAATCCATATTTCAAAGAACATTACATGCATCGGTCAAGATGTTATCATCGATGATAATGGTGTCACATTTGATAGTGATCCTGTAGTTTCAAAAGAATACTGGCATTTCGGCGACCTAGCTTATAAGTCAATTTCCAGAATCTCACAAGCACTTGAAATGCCTATTCCGATCATTCCAAATGATCCTAAGCTAACATGGTGGACAAAATACACACATACACCACGAATAGACTTGATACTTGGGCGTCGGCATGCAATGCAACATGTTAAAAGCATTATTGAAGCATCTCAAAAAGCAATTAATGAGTCAAGCTACTTTAATCTTGCATTTCAAAGGCAAAACAAACTGCTTGACATGATTCAATCTGCATATGCAGATATGTCAGAAATAGACCAGTTAAGACTGACTGAATCGATTCCAATAGATGATCCCAAGACAGGTCGTTGCAAAATTCCTGTATACGATAACTTTTCTTCTTCAACAGGAAGAATGTCAATCAAGTCAGGACCACGGGTCTTAAACCTGAGCAAGCAGCATCGACACGTCTTTAGGTCTAGATGGGGTAATGATGGTGTCATTCTAGGTGTCGATTTTACTTCATTAGAGCCTAGAGTCATCATGAGGCTGCACGGTGAAGAAATAACTTCAACAGACATCTATTCTCAAATCGCTTTCAAGGCGAAATTGTCTAATCTCGATAGAGACACAATCAAGCTGATGATTCTATCAATCCTCTACGGCATGTCAAGAAAGAATTTCATTGTGAAGTTCATAATGTCACAAGACCCTGACCTAGTCTATGATAGCCTTCGTGAGGCTATTGGCGCAAAGGCAATTCTTGAAAAGATCAAGAGCGAAACGAAAGACGGTGTATTCAAAAATCATTACGGGCGACCACTCAAGTGTGATCAAAATTTGATGATCAACTACTTTACACAATCATCAGCTGTTGATGTTGCATGTGATGGATTTCTCAATCTACTTGAAGAAAATGAGTCATATGTCACGCCTATTTTCTTAATTCATGATGAGCTTGTTATTGATGTCTTGTCTAAAGATCAAGAGCAGATCGAAGCTTACTGTAAGAATGGAATCTACATTCCAAGTCTTGAAACAAATTTCCCTGTCAAAATAAAGGTGTTTAATGGAAGAGAAGATCATTAAGAATTTTGAAGTATTCCAAAAGCTACTTTCCAAAGTAGGCGATAGATCTACAGCTATCGCTGCATTTCTTGAGAAATACGGTGAGCGCATTGCAGTCTGCCCATCACATGGGGTGAGTAAGCGATCGACATCTGCACCGGGTGGGCTTGTTGAACATTCACTTAACACATTCAAGATTGCTCGAAAGCTAGTTGAAGCTGCAGGGGTCGGGATTGATCCTGAAAGTCTTGCAATTGTTTGCCTTCTCCATGAAGTTGGAAAGATAGGTGACGATGAATTTGACTACTTTATCCCACAGAATTCTGATTGGCATCGTGAACGTGGAAATGTCTACACGTACAATCCAGAACTGCCTAAAATGACACATACCCACAGGACGCTTTATATACTGCAGCGATCTGGAATCAATTTGTCGCTTGATGAATGGATTGCAATCTTGACCCAACACGGCTCAGCATCTGAGGAAAATCGTTTCTATCAAGGATGCGAAAATAATCTTGCAGTGATTCTGCAGAGTGCGGTAAGAATCGCAGTAATGAAAGAAGAAGATATTTAGATAGACCATGGCTAAAGCAGAAGGATCACTAAATCAATACTCATCACGTGGAATTGGTATTCCCGTTGGTGGTGCTATTGGCGGTGGTGATGATTTTGCGCAGAGGATTGGCAAGCCATATGTTCCTAAACCTTTTAGGAGCAGTGGCGGATTTGAAGGTTCTGCAGATTCAACGTTTTCATACAAGTTGGGTCGACATAATGTTGATGTTCCTGATGATGCCGGAGAAACATTCAATTTCGATGACATCAATTCAAGAAAGATTGCAGGTCCAAGAAAACTACCACGCGGTTACAAATTGCCAAAAAATCAATACGGTAAGTTAGCTGACTATGAAGAAATGGGTAGCCATGCAGTCATGTCAGCAGCAATGCAATATGAATCTAAAATGAACAAATATGTGTCATCTGTCCTCGACGAGGTTCCTGATGATGAAGAAGACGAAGCCTATGCAAATGAGTTTAGTGGAGCCGGCGCTATAGCAGGTTACACAGGCCCACTCGGTGCACCCGCTCGTCAATCAGACTTTTACTCAAAGATGGCAAAACCTTTTGGCGGGTCTTATCTACAGGACCCAAAAAAAATTAAAGCCAGACCTTGAAAATCATCTCCCAGGCCAGTAATATGGTCCTGTGAGCTTACCTCACTAGCAAAGAACTATAATTTTATAGATTAGAAACTAGAAGTTGTAAGTTGCACATTAAACATTAAACACTAAAACTCAAGGAAATCAAATGCCCATCAATTTTGATGCGATTCGCAAGAAGCTCGATAATCTCAGTGGAAACAATAAGAAGTCTTCTTCCTCCTGGAAGCCCAAGGAAGGTGAAGAGTATACAATTAGACTTCTGAGCTTCCCTGGAAATGACGGCCAGCCCTTCAAGGAGTTGTGGTTCTACTACAACATTGGCAACAATCCTGGTCTCCTGGCACCTTACCAGTTCGGTAAGCCTGACCCGATCCAGGACCTGATCACCCGTCTTCGTGAAGAAGGGACCAAGGAGTCCTACGAGCTTGCCAAGAAGCTGTACCCGAAGATGCGTTGCTATGCACCGGTTGTGGTCCGGGGAGAAGAAGACAAGGGAGTCCAGCTTTGGGCATTTGGCAAGCAAGTTTATCAGGCTTTGCTTGGCATCATGTTGGATGAAGATTATGGCGATATCACCGATCCTGAGTCCGGTCGTGATGTGAAGGTTCGTTGCTTCAAGCCTGCTGGCAAGAAGTACTCTGAAACTGAGGTTATGCCTCGTGGAAAGTCAGCTGTACTTTCCACCAATGCAGGTCAGGCAAAGCAGTGGATGGGTAACATCCCTGATGTCTCGAATCTCTTTGAGGTTAAGAGTGCCGATGAGCTGAGCAAGATTGTCAATGACTGGATTAATGGTGGAGCACCTGACGGTGATGGAACGCTTCATGGCCCGGTTTCAACTTCATCTGCAGCAAAAGATGAAGATGATACTCCTGCTCCTGCTCCAAAATCAAGCAACAGCCCAGTTGCGTCTAGCACAACTAGCAAGACAAAGAACTTTAAGTCTCTAGATGATGCATTCTCAGACTTGATGGAAGACTAAAAAAACTAGCTGTACACGGGCAGGTGACAAACTCACCTGCCCGTTTTGTTTATAACAAGGAGCATACATGGCAAGAGTAGCGAAAGCAACACGACCTGACGAATCTTCAGGTGATTTTACGGCAGAACTTATCTCCTCTCTTAATAAGGAGAACGGTTCGAGAATAGCATACAATCTAGCAGAAGATGAATCTCCCACACACATCAAGCGCTGGATATCGACAGGATCAACTCTTCTCGATTATATCGTCTCTAACAGGAAGCGTGCAGGCCTTCCTGAAGGGCGTATTATTGAGATCTTTGGTCCTCCATCGATTGGCAAGTCTCATATCGCAACACAGATAGCTCGTTCAACACAACAGATGGGTGGAATCTGTGTCTATATCGACACTGAGAATGCCACATCTGTCGAGAATCTTCAGGCGCTAGGGGTTGATGTGACAAAGCGATTTGTCTATGTTGACACACACTGCACAGAAGAAGTTCTTGATATTGCTGAGAAGACTATCCTAAAGGCAAAGGCGATGCAAAAAGATGTCCCGATAACTATTATCTGGGACTCTGTGGCAGCATCATCACCTAAAGCAGAGCTGTTGGGCGACTATGACAAAGATAGCATCGGCCTCCAGGCAAGAGCAATCTCTAAGGGAATGAGAAAAATCACCGGCGTCATCGGTGACCAATCTGTTCTCATGGTCTGCCTCAACCAGACACGTGTCAAGATCGGTGTCTTGCATGGTGATCCGACATCTGTTCCAGGTGGTATGGCAATTCCGTTCCATGCATCAGTTCGAATCAAGCTGGGTGCAGGTCAGCAGATCCAAAACAAGAACGGTGACGTCATCGGTATCAATGTCTCTGCTAAGACAGTAAAGAACAAGGTGGCACCACCATTCAGGACTGCAAACTTCCAAATCCACTTTGGAAAGGGCATTGTTGAGCACGAAGAGATCTTTGATGTCTTACGTGATGCAGGTGAGAGACAGATCGGGAATAAGATCATCTGCGTATCAGGTGATGGTGCGTGGAAAGTCTTCACAGTGACTGATGTTGATCTTGGCGCAGCAATCATTGAGAAGAAATTCCATAAAGCTGAGTTTGGCGAGTTGTTAAAAAATCCTGAGTATGCGGGTTATTTAGACAGCTTGATTGAAGCAGTCATGATACGCACAAAGCAAGATGCAGAGATCGAAGAGTTCGAAGAAGAAGAGGCAGTGTAATGACAGGCGAAGGAACAATCCTCTTAATTGATGCACTAAACCTGTTCCTTCGCCACTTTACTGCAAACCCAGCAATGGGTAGCAATGGTAATCATGTGGGTGGGATCATTGGGTTTCTGTATGATCTTACTCACATGGTTCAGCGCTTCAAGCCGCAAAAAGTCTATGTGGTTTGGGAAGGAGGCGGTTCTGCACGTAGAAGAGCTATCTTCCCAGACTACAAAGCGCATAGGAGGCCTGAACGGCTAAATCGATTCTATGCCGATGAAATCAAGTCAACAGTGTCTGACTATGATACCCAGGTAAAAGACATTGTAGGACTACTTAAGAATCTTCCGGTAAATCAGCTTTATGTGCCTGATTGCGAAGCTGATGACGTGATTGGATTCATCTGTCGATATGAGCATCCAAAAGATCTTCACGTAATCCTGTCGTCAGACAAAGACTATTACCAGCTTATTAGCGACCGGGCTGTAATCTATTCACCTACGTCTAAGAAGATCATTCAGACACAAGATGTGATTGATCGCTTTGGAATTCATCCAAACAACTTTGCACTTGCAAAAGCAGTCTGTGGAGACCCATCAGATAACATTCCTGGGATCCCAGGTGTGAAGTATAAAACACTAAACAAGCGTTTCCCGTGTTTGGCAGAATCAAACGCAGCCTTATTGGATGATATTCTGAGCGAAGCTCGTGAACGAGCTACAACATCGACAGTCAAGGCATTCGCTGAGATTATTTCACATGAATCATTAATCAGGCGAAACTGGCAGCTTGTCAATCTTGACACAGGAATCCTTGCAGGCCACCAAGTTAAGAAGATCCAAGACCTGTGTGGTAATTCTAAGACCACGCGAGATAAGATCGAATTTATACGATATTTACTGCGCCTGGGCATCCAGACGTACAACACCGACCACATGTTCTTTGCACTTAGTCATATTGGAGCTTAAATTGTCAGGAATCGCCCACTTTAGTCAATACGGCAAAAACTTCCAAGAGAAGATCCTCCAGTGTCTTTTCACTGACAGGATGTGGTCGACTCAGATGACTGAGATTATGACGCCCGAATATTTCGAGCTGAAGTATCTCCAGTATCTGAGTAAGGCCTACTTCAGCTACTATCAAAAGTACAAGGATTTTCCAACACTTCCTCTTCTCATCACAATCATTAGAGATGACCTCAAGGAAGGCAAGGACACGATCCTTCGTGACCAGATCGTTGAGTTCTTGCAGAGAATTCGAGTCAATCCTGATGTTGGTGACCTCCAGTTCGTCAAAGATAAGACACTTGATTTTTGCAAAAAGCAAGCAATGAAAGAGGCTCTTGAGAAAGCAGTTGAGCTGATTGCAACAGACAATATCGATTCTGTTGTCGACTTGATGAAGAATGCTCTTGCGGCAGGCACTCCTGCTTCGATCGGTCATGACTTCTTTGAAGATACAGAAGCAAGATTTATTAAGACAAGACGGGTCACTTGCCCGACAGGTCTTAGTCAAATTGATGCACCGGACATCTTAAATGGAGGACTTGGACGTGGTGAGTTAGGTGTTATTGTTGCACCTACAGGCGTTGGCAAATCACATTTTCTAGTCCAGATAGGTGCAGAAGCACTTCGTGTAGGCAAGAACGTCGTTCATTACACGTTCGAATTATCTGAGACCTCGGTAGGTCTTCGTTATGATTCAAATCTATGTAGCATACCATCAGGTGATGTGATCGATAGAAAAGATGAAGTTCTTGATTTCTATAAACAGAACCAGCTTGGTCGACTGATAATTAAGGAATACCCAACAGGAACAGCATCTGTTCAGACGCTGCGAAATCATATCGAGAAGCTGCTATTGAAGTCTTTTGTACCAAGTATCATCATCATCGACTATGCTGATATTATGAAATCCTCAAGAAAGTTTGACTCTTTGCGTCATGAGTTGAAACTCGTGTATGAAGAGTTGAGAAATCTATCGATGGACCTCAATCTACCATTATGGACAGCATCGCAGTCAAATCGAGAAGGTTCCAATGCTGATGTTGTAGGCCTTGAGAATATGAGTGAGGCATACGGCAAAGCAATGGTAGCTGACGTTGTTCTCTCAATTTCGAGAAAGCCTACAGAGAAAGCTGACGGCAGCGGCAGAATCTTTGTCGCAAAGAATAGGGCAGGTCGTGATGGAATGCTCTTTACGATGAAAATTGACACATCGATGTCTAAATTCATGCTAATGGATACAAATGAAATGTCGATGGATGACGTTGTCAAAGCTGATGGGTCTAGTATGAAAAAGCTTCTCAAAGAGAAGTGGGATTTAGTTAACGCAAAGTGATTAGCGATTATTGTTGACCAGGAGATTTTATGTCAAACAGTTTGAAGGAGAAAGCCTATGAAGAAATTACATCTTACTTTGATGGTGATGAGCTTGCTCCCGATGTGTTCCTAAAGTATGCACTTCATGATGGAGATGCGCTTCTTGAAGTGAATCCAGACCAGATGCATCGTCGTATTGCGCGAGAATTCGCAAGGATCGAGTCAAAGTATCCAAGCCCAATGTCAGAAGATGAGATCTACGATCTCCTGAAGAACTTTGCTGATGTGGTCCCCCAAGGATCGCCAATGTCTGGCATCGGCAACCCGTATCAGTTGCAGAGTCTCTCAAACTGTTTTGTCATTGATCAACCCCATGACTCCTACGGCGGCATCCTGTTCTCTGATCAAGAACAAGTTCAGATCATGAAGCGGCGTGGTGGTGTTGGAATGGATATCTCCAATATTCGCCCTAAGGGCCAGCCGACCTCCAATGCTGCAAGAACCACAGATGGCCTCGGTGTTTTCATGGAGCGCTTCAGCAACTCGACCCGTGAGGTTGCACAGGGTGGAAGACGCGGAGCACTGATGCTCACTATTGACTGCCGTCATCCGGAGATCGAGACCTTCATCGACATTAAACGTGACCTCAAGAAAGTGACAGGTGCGAATATTTCTATCCGTTTTACGGATGAGTTCATGCATGCTGTGGATCGAAATTCTGAGTTCACACTTCGATGGCCTGTTGAGAAGAGTCCGGAAGATGCTGAGATCACTAAGATAGTAAGTGCCAAGCAGATCTGGGACAAATTTGTTGATGCAGCATGGACTTCTGCCGAGCCTGGTGCACTTTTTTGGGACACAATAATCAAAAACGGCATACCAGATTGCTATCAAGATATTGGATATAAAACAATCAGCACAAATCCTTGCGGCGAGATTCCTCTCAGCCCTTACGATTCTTGTCGATTAATGGTGGTAAATCTCACTTCATTTGTTCTTAGCCCATTCACAGATTGTGCGCGATTTGACTTTAATCGATTTAAATCAGTTGTCTATAAAGCACAACGACTAATGGATGATCTTGTCGATCTTGAGATCGAGTGTGTTGATCGCATTCTTGCAAAGATTGAAAGTGATCCGCAACCCCAGCATGTGAAGCAGATCGAATGGGATCTTTGGCACAAGATCAGGGCAGCAGGTCGCAATGGACGACGTACAGGTCTTGGCATTACAGGACTTGGTGATGCACTCGCAGGTCTCAATATCAAATACGGTTCAGAATGTTCAATCTCAGCAACAAATGAGATCTATAAGACCCTTGCAATTGGTGCACATTCTTCGTCGCTGATTATGGCGCAGGAACGTGGTGCATTCCCTGCATTCAGCTACGAGAAAGAGAAAGATCATGATTATCTTAAAAAGATAATGGAATCATGTGGACCTGATTTTGTTGACATGTGGAAAAAGACAGGTCGACGTAATATCGCACTTACTACCACAGCACCTGTCGGGTCTGTGTCTTGCTTGACCAGAACGACATCGGGTATTGAACCGGCTTTCTTGCTCTCTTATAAGCGTCGTCGCAAGATCACACAAGGTGATATTCATTCCAGAATGGATTATGTTGATCAAATGGGCGATAAATGGCAGGAATACACAGTCTATCATCACTGGTTTAAGCGGTGGATGGAGATCACCGGAAAGACAGATCCTAAAGATAGCCCATACTGGGGCGGAACAGCAAACGACATTAACTGGGAAAATTCTGTCACAATTCAAGCGACAGCCCAGCAATGGGTTGATCACTCAATAAGCAAAACTTGTAATCTGCCAAACTCAGCAACACGTGAGACAGTTAATTCTGTCTATATGAAAGCTTGGAAATCTGGATGCAAAGGTTTTACGGTCTATCGTGATGGTTGCCGTGCTGGTGTGCTTGTCTCCAATGATGAGCCCAAGAAAGAAGACAAGAAAGTTGAAGAAGGGCGTCTTGCACCAAAGCGCCCAAGAACACTAAAATGTGACATTCACAGGGCAAATGTTAGAAATGGTGAAAAGTCTGAATCGTGGCTTGTCCTCGTTGGGCTTAGCGAAGGAATGCCTTATGAGGTCTTCTGCGGAATTCCAGAGAACATTGAGATTCCCAAGAAGTTCAAGGCAGGAACGCTTCTAAAGAACGGCAAGCGCGAGGGCGTCACCACATATAATCTTCTTGTTCCAACCGGCGCAGGTGAAGATGACAGCATTGTTTTCAAAGATATCGTGAATCTGTTTGATAATCCAACACAAGGTGCCTTCACTAGGACAATCTCTCTTGCACTCCGGCATGATGTTCCACTGCACTACGTGGTTGAACAGTTGCAAAAAGACAAGAATAGCGACATGTTCTCCTTTGCAAGAGTAATTGCCAGAGTCCTTAAAGGCTATATTGTTGATGGTACAACATCAAGTGAAAAATCTTGCCCATCATGTAAGAACGGTGATCTTGTCTATCAAGAAGGTTGTCTCTCATGCAAGTCTTGCGGTTATAGTAAGTGCGGATAAACAAATCTCTTAAAGGTATAAAATGACTAATGTAATTGCTGAATATATTTGGATTGACGGCTCAATTCCAACAGCAAAGCTTAGAAGCAAAACAAAGATCTTTTTTCACAATGAAGACATTCTTAAATTTGAGAATATTCCTTCATGGACATTTGATGGATCTTCTACGGGTCAAGCAACAGGAAATAAAAGTGATTGTGTGCTTCTACCTGTTGCTTTTTGCAAAGATCCAATAAGGACAACAAAACAACCTGCAATTCTTGTTCTTTGTGAAGTCTTTAACGCAGATGGAACGCCACATAGGTCAAATAAGCGTCGTGATCTTCTCAAAATGATGGAGCGCAAGTCATATAAGAATCCGCTATGTGGAATTGAGCAAGAATACACGCTCTTCAAAGGCGGTCGTCCTCTTGGATGGAATACAGGCGGCTTCGCACCACAGCAGGGACCCTACTATTGCGGTGTAGGCACAGACGAAGTCTGTGGACGCGATCTTGTTGAAGATCATATGAAGGCATGTCTTGATGCAGGTATTAT